TTAGAAAAATGCTGGAATGATGATCCTAAAAAAACGGTTGCTATCATTTTCAATGGACGCGATAGAGTAAATGGAAAAAAAGAAAAGAAGATATCAAATCAAGCTATGATATGGCTACGAACATATAAGTTTGCAACATATTGCGATAACCTTACAAATTATGTAGATAAATATGGATGCTGGAAGGACTTGCTATATATCACATACTATAATTGTAAAACTTCTAGGAATAGGAACTATGAACTAAAATTGTTTTCGAGCAAGCTATTAAATGATAGGCTATTACTTGACGAAAATGATAGTGTTTCACTTTGCGCTAAATGGGCCCCGAGTGAAAATGATAGAAATGATAAAAGAAAGCATATGGCCAAGCGTGTAGCAGCTGAAATTTATGGATTAGATGATGATAGAAGGATGGAAAAGTATCGCAAAGAGATTATTGTTCCGCTTAGAAAGAAAATCAATATCGTAGAATCCTTAATGTGTAGTGACAGATGGGGTGAAATCAAATATCAAGCTGTCCCGGGAGTCGCATCAAAAAGGCTTCTCAATGCTTTTATGAATCACGACGATGAAAGGTATAGACAATATTTGTCTGATGTTAGAAGTGGTAAAGCAGAAATCAAAGTAACAGGTATTTTGCCACACGAATTGTCTAAATATTACATTGATTCGCGCCACAATGATGATTATGGTCCCAATGAAACAATTGAATTACAATGGAGAACTATTCTAGAAAATGTTAAAAAATCTGGCAACTTTGATAATTCGTTAGCTGTTGTTGATTTGTCTGGTTCTATGTTTGGAGCAAGAAATGGTAGTATTCCCGCACAAGTAGCTGTTTCTCTCGGTATCCTAACATCTCAGTGTTGTAATGGTTTGTTTAAAAACAAATTTATTACATTTAGTGAAGAACCAGTATTGGTAACATTGGAATGCAAAGAACCTAGTTTGTTTGAATCACTTAACTCAATGATAGATGTAAAATATGGATTTAGCACTGATTTCGTAAAATGTTGCGAAGCCATTATTAGTTATGGTATTAAGAATAATATCCCTGATAGTGAAATGCCAAAGAAACTCTTTGTGTTTACTGATATGCAATTTAATGAAGCATCAGATGGTTCAGAAGAATTAGAGACAATTTATAAGAATATTGTTAGAAAATATAAAAAAAGCGGTTATACTGCACCTAAGTTTGTATTCTGGAATCTTAATTCAGATAATCAAGGAACATTCCCTGTTAACTGCGATACAGAAGGTACGGCTATGGTTTCAGGATTTTCCGAACAACTCTTGAAAATCTTTATGAATTATGATGAGTTTAAGCCTGAATTTATTGTTAATGAAATTCTTAATCCTTATCTTGATAGTATTATTATTTCCGATGATTAAAAAAATATAAACTATATAAACTTGTCTATTAATTATTTTTTCTTTTATTGCCCGATGACAATGGAATATAAATATTATATAAATACTTATATTTTTCTGGCATTTCGCTATAATTAGTATCGCTATATTTATCCATTAAAATATCTCCTGCTTTTTGGAAAAGTGTAGCACGTTCTTGGTCGTTCATTTTATAATACGTATTATAAAGAACCTTATATCATTTTTTTAATAAAAAGAGTACATAATTTATTTTTTCTATAATTTTTATAAACTTTTTATAATTTATACTTTTTTATTGATTATGTACTCAAAATTTAATTACCTTATTTGTTAAATCAACAATATTACTTGTAGCTTTCTCCTTGTAATCAACGACATAATCAAAGGTGCATTCATGATCTGTATAGAATAAATGTTTACTACAATAATGATTTCCACATCTGCATTTATTGGTTAATCCATCCAACGTATTTAGCTTCTTATTACAACTGAAACATCTCATTTTTGATAACTTAATAAAGTCAAATATAATATTCAAATTTTATATAAAAAATGATAATAATATATATAGTATAAAATATCAATGAATAACGTTTTATTTCAAGATTTCAACGGTAACATCATCTGCCATCTGAATAAAGATTTTGCTTCACTAAAAAAACTTTCAGAATCCTCAAAGAAATGTAATAGTTTAGTTAAAAATAATAGTAATTTTAAGAATCTTCTTGATTTTAAAAGAAATAGCTATAATTGTGATATGGTTGAATCTTATTTAATTAAAATTTTGAAGCCAGATATTTTAAGATACAAAGACAATAAAGTTCAAGATAACAAAATTATATTAAATAAATATGTTAAAAAATTAAATAAAAAATGTATTGATATTCTTTATAATAAAATAGATTATTGCTATAACGAAAGAAATATTGGTTTAAATAATTATATACAAGAATTATCATACGTACTTTCTAAAAAAATATTTGATATCATGATTTTGATTGAAGATGATTTAAATATATATGATGATAATATACTCGAATGGTTTAATATAAAGTATTTGTAAAAATAATTTGTTTTTTTTAATTGGAATAAGCGAGACCGCCCATACCAGATAAGATACGGAGCACGTTGTAGTTGACAGCATATACATGGATAGTACCGGATACACTTGATGATAGAGATAATACAGCAGTGTCTATACGAGACATGTTGAGAGTGCCACTGGGTTGATGTTCTTCTGGTTTAAGGGCAAAAGAATATACATTGATGCCATTATGATTTACATCAGGAGTATTTTCGTGATGTTGGTAAGGTTGAACAAGGGAGAAATAATCACCTTTGCGAGTAGCAAAACGATCATTGCCATTGAGCATAATTTTAGCTTGCATAGTGGGATTTGACGATGAACCATAATCGTTAACAGTTTCATGAATAGTCGCGTCTCTATAGGCAGTTGAAAAGTTATTCCAGAATGTAATCTGGGTGCTCGTTTTATCACCAGCTTTAACAGCCCATATAAGTTCTTTGCATGGGTGATTAAAGTTAAGTCTCACTGGTTTCATGCTATCAGCAGAAGTAGAAGAAGTCATAGTATCAGTGCCAGTGAATTGTAATTGTTCAATTAAATATTCATGCGATAATTGTGCGAAACGTCTGCGTTCATCGGTATCAAGGAAAACATAGTCAACCCATAAATTAGCATCGCTTAATGAAATAGCAGAACCATCAGCATATCTTGGCTCATCAATACCACCCACTTGATAGGCAGTGCCAATGCCTGGTAATTTATTTCCATTAGTACATATTAATTCATCTTCTTTGGTTAGGTTAGTAACACATATATCTACTAAGTTAGCAGCGGATTCATATTCAATGTTAATTTTAACTTCGTGATATTGAAGGGCGATTAATGGAAGAGCTAAACCAACATTGCGACAGAACCAGAATTCAAGAGGAACATATAATTCATATTCTGCTTTCGCTCCTAATCTAGTACATAAATTAACATCGTTTGCACCAACCATAGTATTATATCCAGAGCGTTTGCCCATTGGTAAAGATAATTCATTCCAGATATATAACCATTCAGAATAATGTTTATCTATGCGTTGACCACCGATTTCTAATTCAACAGTTTTTAGTAATCTTTGACCAAAGTTTGGTACAAGGGCAACATGATTTTTAGAACCATCTACGTCATTATCATTTTTGATTTTACCGTTGAAATATACACGGTGGATTAAATCACCGTTACGAGTTATTTGGAAACTAGCACGGGAACCTAACGAATTACTTCCGGTTGGAGTTTGTTGGATAGCTTCAATAGCGAAGTTAGTATGACGACGATATACAACTTTGAAAAAGGTAATTTGAGGATTACCGGTTAAATAAACATCCTGAGCACCATAAGCTACTAGTTGAAGAAGACCACCACCCATTTACGCTATATTCTTTATACTATAAGTGGAGAAAAAAAAAGTTAATATTATACACAAAGTATTATTATAATAATATGAAGAAAAATAATATCGTAATATTTAATTGGAATAAGCAAGGCCGCCCATACCAGATAATATACGAAGAACGTTATAGTTGACCGCATATACGTGTAAAGATTTATCGAGATTAGTAGCAGTATAAGCAGCGTTTAGATTTAGATTTAATACAGCGGTGTCAATGCGAGACATATTTAGTGTGCCACTTGGTTGATGTTCTTCTGGTTTAAGAGCAAATGAATAAACATTGATTCCAGCATTAGTTGGTACATTTTCGTGATGTTGATATGGTTGAATTGTATTGAAATAGGAACCATTGCGCTCGGAGAAACGGTCATTGCCATTTAATACTAATTTAGCAGAAGCAATTGGATTTACAGATGTAATAGCGCTTCTCTCATTCATAGAAGTGGTGAGATTTGCTGATTGATCATTGGTGAAATTATTCCAGTTAAGATTATCATTG